CTTACATCTGTTGGCACACTAACTAATCTAACCGTTGATGGATTCGTAACCATTGGTGGTGTAGTTACAGAGAAGGTATTCAACAACTACTCAACTGCTCTGACTCCATCCTCTGGAGTTCTTACAATCAACCTTGCAGGTGCTAATACTTTCTGTGGTACACCTGCTGCTACTGCAATCAACACTTGGGACTTCACTGGTGTTGGACTATCTAATGGACAGTCGAAGACAATCACCCTGATCTTGACTGCCAACACTGCAGCAATCTATGGTGACGCATGTAATGTTGATAGTGTAGCGATCTCGAATGGTGTTCAGTGGTCGGGAGGTTCTCCACCAGTACCAACAGCAAACACAGATATACTTACATTTGTTATCGTCAAGGACAACGCTGGTGTAACGAAGGTCTTTGGACAAGGAAACACAGACTTTAGCTGAGGATAGATAGATGCCAGTAGGAATTAATAGTCCCGCCAGAAACCTATTTCTCCTAGGTTCGTCTGGTCAAGCAGCTGTAACAAACTTTTTCCAAACGATTGATCAGTCGGCAGGGACTGATGGTGTATACTTACCTTCGGAAATCAAGTATATCTTTTCCAATCAGAAGTATGCTCTCGCTGGTACAGCACAAGATAGCAACTCAACAGAATTTGGTTGGTTTGAAAGACAAGATTATGATCTAGAGACTGGTTCTCTGACTACAGATTACACAAACAGAGTAGAATCTACACAAGGTCTTGCCACAACTCTAACTGCTATGGAGTTGGACCATACTGATCATTTGATTGTTGTGGGTAAAACTGGAACAGTTCCTTGGATTGCACAATATCAAAATAATGGTACTATTAATTGGCAAGCAACAACTAACTCTGCTGATGTAGAGTATACTGGTGTTGCATCAGCAGTAGATACTGTTACCAACTTAGCAAATTATTATGCTTGTGGTTACACATCAGGAGATGCACAAGCATTTGTAGAAAAGTTTGATGTCAATGGCAACCCTGGATGGGGTAAGTCAGCATTCATGCTAGGCAGAGACGTTACTCTTACTAGTATTGATGCTAACTCTAGAAGAGAAGTAGTTGCTGTTGGCTCTCTAGAGGATGACAGTTTTACTAAAGGATATATTGTCAAGATTGATACTGACACTGGAGAAGTTCTATGGGATAGAACTTTAGATGCGGGTGCTAATCTAGTATTGAATGATGTTTTTATTGACAGCAATAATCAAATTTATATTGTTGGAACTTCTTCTGATCAAGGTTACATATTCAAATACACCGCTGAAGGAAATCTAATCTGGCAGAAGAGAACTAACGGTACAGCACTAGAAAATTTCACTTTTGATCGTGTAAAATCTGATGGTGAAACAGAACAAACTATTGTGTTTGGAACTTACTATGATCAGAATGGAAATGATCGTGGTGGTGTACTGAGCAAGTATGGTAAAGATGGTAATCTAGTTTGGAGAAGAACTTTATTCAGTTCTTTTAATAATGCGGATTCATTTAGTAATGTTTGTCTTGATGCTGACCCATCATTTTATTACCTAATGTATGTTGACAGTGATATTGATGTACTAAATGGAACACCTGATGCATATACATTTGGTCAGGTCAGTAGTTCTGGTAATGGTTTGGGTGGTTTCCAATATGCAGAAGGAACTGGTGAGACTATCGACTATGAAATTCTAAACATTGGTGACGCAATTAGTAGAGTATCTGACGGTTCTGTAAGGAACGACACTAGTGATTTAATCACGTATCCATTTACTGCTAATAAGATTGTCTTCGATGACTTGTCTACTCAGGTAACAAACAAGAAGCGTCAGATGGATGATGCTGACAGCTTTGAGTATAGTGGTAGTCCTGCTATTAGACCTGCTGACTTCCAAGAGTTGAACCTGTTGGGTAGCACTGGATTTGTAAATGAAAAAACAACTGTTGGTACTACTAATCTAGGTGCTCAAACTTGGAGTAATGATTTGACTACTGCTAATCCTAATAATGGTTTCAACAACAGAGAAGAGGCTGACAAAGCATTTGATGGAGCTAATAATACTTCTGCTTCCACCAATTCTACTGCTATTGGAAACCAAATCGTGTGGTCTCCATCTCAATTCCCTGCCGCTAATGGACCATATACATTAGAAGTCCTAGCCAGGACAATTGATAACAATGGTGGATGGGGAGATAGGTTACTTAAAGTAAATGGTACTACTGTTTTTGATCCTGCTGTCAATACTCTACCAACAGATTATGTTACTGTATCTAATTTAACTGAAATTACTGAGGTAATCGTAGAAAGGACCATTTCATCTGGACGTAGTAGAATAGACACCATCAAAGTTAATGGAACTGAATTGATAGATGGACAAGGAATTACTTTACCAGTCAGTAGAACAACTGTGACGAAAGTAAAAGATCAATCTGGTAAAGGTAATGATGGTGTAGCAAGTTTGACTGAACCATTCCTTGGTGCTGGTAGTGTAAGTTTTGATGGGACTGGAGATTACCTAACTGTTGGCGGTCCTCTTCAGACAACTAATGCTGGTTTGGATCTTGGAACTAATGATTTTTGTATTGAATATTGGATATATCAAGAGGTATCTACTTATGCTTCCGAATGTTTCTTATTTGATCTAAGAGAAACAAGCAACACTACTTCTACTACTGCTTTTATTGTAAATGCTAGCAATCAACTAAGATGGTATTGGGGGAACGCTGACAGAATTACAGTAAATAATTTTATAGAACAAAACCAATGGACTCATCATGCTTTTGTTAGAAATGGTGATGTATTTACTGTTTATAAGAACGGAACATCTGCTGGTAGTGCCACTATTGTAGGACAAAATTTAGGAACTGTTCCAACTCCATGTGTTATTGGTGCTGGTAGGAGTGGAGGATCTCCAGTTCAAGCAAAGTATTCTAACTTTAGGATTACTATTGAAGACCCTGTTTATACTGGTAACTTCACACCCCCAACTACACCTCTAACTGCTATCTCTGGAACAGAATTATTAACATGTCAAGGTGATACTATTGCTGATGCTAGTGCCAATAACTTTACTATCACAGTGAATGGTAATGCTGCTCCTACTGATGACGGACCCACCCACAACGCCACTGGATACTGGGAGTTTGATGGAACGGATGATTATATCACTATGCCTGCTGTTCTTCCTGCTGGAGCTGATACATTTACTATTGAAGCTTGGGTAAGGAGAACAGGCAACAATAGTATCAACACCGCCCAGGTTATTTGGGAACAAAATACTATCGGACAAACAAATTCTACTAGGGCATCTCTTCTTACTAATGCTGCTGGTCCTGTATCTTTCAGCGGTCAAAGTTGTGATCGTGATATGGGATATACACTCGTGAATAACGAATGGACTCATCTTGTTTGTACTGTAGATACATCTGACGGAACTAATCCAATCAAGTTTTATTTGAATGGAGATTTTTATAGTCAGGGTCAAACATCTCCAAGTGCTGCTTCCAGTTTGAATATTGGAACATATCACTGTGGTATTGGTAGAAAGTTTCCATCTAATGCTGGAAATCCTGAGTGGTGGAATGGAGACATCGGTGAAGTTCGTGTTTATCCAAGGGTTCTAACAGCAGCACAAGTATTCCAAAACTACAACGCCACCAAGAGTAAGTATATCGACGAAGCACCTGATGTAGCACCTAAGATTACTTCTGATGGTATTGTGGTTGATAACAATCTAGTTCTGAATTATGACTTTGGAAACAGAGCGACTTATGATCGTGCTGAGAACTTACTTCCTTGGAGTGAAGACTTTACTAAGTGGAATCAATCAGTTCACTTCTGGGAAAATAACTATGCTATTGCTCCTGATGGATCTAGGACAGCAGCACTTCTAAAAGAATCTATCCCTGCACAGCAACAGTTATCTTACTTCAATATCGCAACCATGCCCAACGTTACGGTTGCTAGCGGTGATACATTTACATTTACTGTGTTTGCCAAAGCTAATACACATGATGTTTTGGAAATGCATATGTATGGAGACTCTCAAGCAAACTTCAATCTAACAACTGGAGTCACTACTAATAATGGTGCTAGTATGTCTGCTGTTGGAGATGGTTGGTATTTCTGTAAGTGGACCAGAACAAAGAGTAATACTGGTGGCTCTATGTATCTTGGCATTAGTGCTAATACTTATGCTGGAGTTGGTGTTGATAAATCCCTATTCATTTGGCATCCTCAAGTTGAACGTGGAAATTCATATGGTAGATACATCAAAACATCTGGAACTTCTATCAATGCTCCAACAACAGTAAAGAACCTCTCAAGTTCTTCTATTACTGGCACACTCAATGGACCAGTATTCAGTGGAAATTCTTTTGGTTTTGATGGATCTAACGATAATATATCTTTGCCTGGTCCCATCAATGCATACCCATTCACTGTTTGTGCTTGGGTGACTAATGATTTAGGGTGGGATCCTTCTCTTGGAACCATGGATGAGATTCTTAATATGAGTATTGCGGGTCAGAGAGTTAGTTGTGGCATTGTAAACAACACTGGTTGGCCTGGTAGACTTACTTTGATGTATGGTGGAACAAGTCATTGGACTGCTCCCAAACCTCCTACAACTGGACCAGGAGATTGGCATCATATTGCTTGGACTGTAGTTGGAAGTAACAATCCCGCTCATGCAATCTATTTGGATGGGGTCTCACAAACTATGACTGACAATGGTGGAGGTCACGGTGGATCTGCAGGATGGAGTATTGGATCTAACAATACAAATGGAGAATATTGGCCTGGTTCTATTGGAGAGATTCAAATTTATGATAGAGTTTTATCAGCAGCAGAAGTTCTACAAAACTATAATGCTACCAGTGCTAAGTATGGTGTCTGATAAATAGATAAAGCATAAAAATATTCCAAGGAACATAGGTAATGGCAAGGAAAACTATTCTGAGTAACTATTATCTTTTTGATGCGTCCGCAAGACAGGTTGTTATTCCTGGCGGTGTTCAGAGAGAAGATCTTATCCTGATCACTAACGTTACGGATAATAAGGTAATCTATAATTTCTCAGATCCTGAGTTGACTGCTACTGCCTACGCAATTGAGACTGACATTAGAAATGTCACGACAACTAGACTGACACTGGCATATGATACATCTGCCATGTCTGACACAGACAAACTTCAGATTATTGTTGATGACTTTGAGGAGACAATCACCCCATCTGAATCGTATCACGACTCAGTAAATAAGATGAGGGTCTCGACTCCTCAGTCACAGATTGATACTGACTTTGAATACAGCACCCAGAGTACCAAGTGGGAGTCGTTGTCAATGATCAACAACAACCCATTTGCATTTAAGTCTGAAAATACTATTGTTATTACTGATGTTCAGGCAGTACAAGATAGTAGAGAAATTACAGTCTCTGTAGATACAAACCAGTCAACACGTCCTACTGCTGGTACTGCTATCTTTATGCAAGATACTTTGTTCCCTGGTGCTAACGGTGTCTTCATTGTTGACAGCACATCTGGAACTACAGACTTTACATACACTGCTACTTACGAATGGGCACAAGGTAACAGTGGTATTTTTGACTCTGCTAGAACGGCATTGTATTCTGGTATTCACTATACTGGATCTGATATTGGTGGAACTATTACTCTTGGATCTGCTGCTGGTTCTATGGCAGGAGCAGTTCAGGTAGATACATCTAAGGCACATGGTCTTGAGGTTGGTAATGAGATTGCTATTGCTGGATCTAATGGTACTAACGTCAATGGATCGTGGGTAGTTGCTAGAGTCTCTAGTCCTACTAGATTTTTCTACTTCCCTGATCAGTCTCCATCTGGTGCTGTTTCTTCTGGTACTATCAAACTTTATCCAAGACCACAGGGTAGTTCGATTCACAGAGCATTTGATGGTGGTGTTAAATTTTCTACTAACTCCTCTTCTAAGAATCAACAGACTATTAGACAGACCAAACGTTACTTCCGATATCAGTCTGGTAAAGGTGTAGCATTCTCTACTGGTTCGATTCTAGAACCAGCACTTGTCAACGTTGACTCTATTACTGCATCTGGAACAACAGTAACAGTTACATCTGCTGAGGCACATAACGTAACCAGAGATACTACGGTTGATATTCGTGGAGCTGGTGACAATCGTTACAATGGACAGTATCAAGTAACAAATGTAATTGATCCGTTTGTATTCCAGTACGTTGTTCCTTCTGCTCCTGGTGAGACAACAGCAACGGGTGAATACACTGTCACTCCTATCAATTCTTACGGAACTAAGTTAGAAATTGGTATGATGGACCAGCAGAATGGTATATTCTTCCGTTGGGCAAGTGGAAATCTTAGCGTTGTACGTAGAACATCTACCTTCCAGTTATCTGGCAGAGTTACAGTAACACAAGGTGATACGATTGTTTCTAGTTTCACTGGTGTCAATGGTGCTAGCACTAAGTTCTCCAAACAGTTGAAGCCTGGTGACTATGTTGTCATCCGTGGTTCTTCTTATCGTGTTGATGGTATCATTTCTGATACTCAGATGGTTATCTTCCCTGACTATCGTGGACCATCTGCAAACAACGTACCTGTTACTAAGACTGTAGAAACAGAGTGGAATCAGGAAGACTGGAACATTGACCGTTGTGATGGTACTGGTAAGACTGGTTACAACCTTGACCCAACCAAGATGCAGATGTTCTACATGGACTACTCTTGGTATGGTGCAGGTTTTGTACGCTGGGGATTCCGTGCTGTAGATGGTAACGTAATCTATGCACACAAGATTCCTAACAACAACCAGAACACTGAAGCATACATGAGATCGGGTAACCTACCTGCTCGTTATGAAGTAAATACTATTCCACCTGCTACAAAACTAGCAAAGACTTTTGCTACAGGTGACAGCACACTCTATTGTTTCGATGCTCCTACTCACTTCCCAACATCGGGAACACTAAGAGTCAAGAAAACCACGGGTGCTACTGCTGGTACTCAAGAGTATATTAATTACACTGGTAAGACTACTTTCGTTCAGGATGTTATCGCTTCTACTGCTGGAAACAACCAGATTGAAGTTGCATCTACTACTGGACTGAATCCAAATGGTGTACAACCAATCATTTTTGACACACCTTTCTCTAACATTTCTGCCAACAAGGTATACTATGTTGCTACTGTAGTATCTGGAACTCAGTTTACTATCACTGAGACCCTGAATAGTGGTACACCTATTGCAATCGATACCGCAACAGGTTCTGCTCTGTCTCCTCTAGCACGTGCTACATCTGGTGCCTTTACTGGTATCACTAGAGAGCAAGCAGGTGCAACTGGAGTCAACCTAACCATGGCATCTGGTACATCATCTGGCACCGTAAGTAGTGCAACTGGAATCCAAAAAGGACAGAGAGTTGTTGGTGATGATGTCCCTGCAGATACTTTTGTTCACTCTATCTCTGGTTCTACTATTGAATTGAGTAAAGCAGTGACAGCAGCAAACCCAACAGGTGTAATTTTCCCTGCTCTTGGTGCTGCAGCAGCACAAAACTTTACCTACGATGAAGCACAACCAACAGGAATTGAATTGATTGCCGCTACATCTGTTCCACAGATTAGTCACTGGGGTTCTTCTGTTATCATGGAAGGTCTCTACGACGATGACCGAGCATATGTTTACACGGTTGGATCTAGAACTGGACGAGAAGTTAACTCTGGACAAACCAAAGCGTTGCTTGCTATCCGTACAGCACCTGCTGTTGACAATGGTATCCCTGGTGCATTTGGTGCCAGAGAACTTGTTAATAGAATGCAGTTGGTTCTTAGAACTGCTGAGGTGTCCTCTAACGGTGCGTTCTTTGTTGAACTAGTATTGAATCCAAACATTACTAGCAGTGTCAACTGGCAGAACGTTGGTGGTACATCACTGGCACAGTACGCAGACCTAACGCAGGGTGCATCTATTATTACAAACGAACTTGTGGGTGGTGAAGTTATCTATGGATTCTATGCTGACGCTGGTGTTGCTGACTATGATCTAGGACGAGTCAAGGAAATTTCTAACTCTATTCTAGGTGGTGGTACAGATCAACTTTCTGCTACCACAGCACCCAATCCAACAGGCGTATTCCCCGATGGACCTGAGGTTCTTGCGGTCAAGGTAACGAACATTGGTGGTGGTCGTGGTTCGAACAGAAGAGCAATTGACTTCCGTATCTCCTGGACGGAAGCTCAGGCATGATGTATAATAGGGAGAGCATCCCTATTATATGTTACAGTCAAGACCTATTGTTCCCACCAATGATGGGTGGTTAGAAGTTCGTCTCCCAAATGAGGTCATGAAAGATCTCTGGGAGATGATCGATCATGCTAGCGTAGACGCAAAAGAAAAACTTGCTGGCAACATCAGCACCAGCTTGGAGTTAGATGCTAGTGATAAGTTTCTTTCTTTCATCGGTGAAGTTACTGATGATTATCAGAAGCATTTTAATTACAAACCTTGTCAACTGGTAGCAGAGATACCAAAGGAAGCAACCATACAGTTGCATGATCTCTGGGTGAACTGGCAGTATCAGACTGAGTTCAATCCATCTCATGTACACTTCGGTGTCTATTCTTTTGTCATTTGGATGAAGATGCCAGTAGAAACAAGAGACCAGATGGAACTACCTTTTGCAAAGAAGACTACCAGTCCATGTGTTTCTTGTTTTCAGTTTGAGTATGTAAATATATTTGGTGGTAGGAGATCATTCAACTATCCTATGGGTAAGCAGATGGAAGGTCTGATGGTGTTCTTCCCTGCTGAGATGAATCATCTTGTCTATCCTTTTTATGGTACTGATGAACCTAGGATTTCTGTCGCTGGCAATTTGGCGTTGGCAACATAAATAGAGCTGCCTTACTCTATACTCATGCTTGGAAAATCCAAAGCTAAAGTAGAAGAGCATAAGGACCATGATGAAGATAAGAGTGAAGTTCTTGGTAATTTGGTGAAAGTTGTTGTACTTATTTGGTCCGCATCTCTCCTAACGTTTAGCTACGTAAGACTACCAAACGGTCAGAAGATCTTAGACTTTGACCCTACGTTCATCGCTTCCGTCTTCTCTGGATCGCTAGCTGCTTTCGGACTGTCTCCTGCTAAAGCAGGTGGCGGAAATGCTAATGGTAAAGCAGCAGCGAAAAAAGAACCTGAAGTTGTTTCTGCTGTGGAGCCAAGAAAAGATGCAAAAACTGATTA